TTGGAATATTCACATGCAAGTGTTATACCTTTTTCCATAACTGGAAGAAGAATGTTAGTCATTGTTTCGATGTATTGCTCTGCCATTCTGTCACCAGCATCACCAAAACCAGTTTGCATATTCATCTTTAGTATTTAAGAGTAAAAAGAGATTCAGCAATTCCCTCACCGACACGAAGAATGTTGTGGTTTACTGCGTATACTCGGATTTGTCTAGCAAAATCCGGGCATGACGTGAGACTTAGGTGAAGTATTTGCTCTTTTACGTTACTCATGTTCACCTGCCCCGTTGGATACGCCTCTTCTGGTTGTAAAGCGAAACTATACGAGTAGAAACGCCTAATCAACTGCGTTTTAGAGTGATGTATCGCCGCCTGTACAGCTTTTAGGAAGAGAACAGTGCCAGTCTCCTGTGTAATAATGTCCTGACCATCAAATTGTAGTGTAAGATAGTCGAGATTTTCGTAGAGAATGCGCTTATTGTCTACTGTAAGAGCTGTATTATCATAATCAAATGGTGTTACAAAATTGCCATGTGATACACCATTACCCCTAGTACCCTGTCTTTGAATTACAAAGTAGAGTTCTTTGACTGGATTTCTAAAGTCAAGTTTGAACGTTCCCTTCTTAATACCTACACCCACATCAAATACATTCTGTTGTACCTGTGTTATAATGTAGTCTTTCTTCATCTTTTGCATCTTAGATCTTTCACTTTTGTCTAAAAATACAACCTCTGTAGAGAGTTTAAAGTCCTTAATATGTATGTTAGGGGGCGACGTAACACGACTACCATCAATATCAACCATGATTTCCTCTGGTTTTCTAAGTGTAATCTCAACCTCAACCTCCTGTTTGTTTATGGCACACAGGGGTATAGCGAGCTCGGGGTGTTTGTAAAAGTAGAAGGGTAGATCAACGAAAAAGTTTTCATCTGAGCTGGCTCCAAGTGTACCTGTTATGATTATACCTCTATTAGGTATTCCACCACCCGTAACTACCTCACCAACGAGTTTATCACTCGTTCTAAGTGAATACTTTCCAATGAGTTGTTCTAGTGCCTTTTGTTTTGTTTGTGTAACATTATGCTCTGAGTATATTTGGAGATAATCACTATAAAGCCTTTGAACTATGGTACCACCTATGATCAGATCTACATGATCAATTATGGCATGACCAACCGATTCTACGTATACGGGGCTACCTGGAATTTCTGGTAGAGTCATTTTCACACTCAAGGTTTTCAATAGATCACCTTGATTTTGGGGAATCTTGAACTTAATCTTTTTCCCAAAATCTGCTTCATTTTCTGGATCTAAGTCATCGTACTGTGTAGAAAAATTTGCGTGCTTCTTAAAAGCTTCCACAAAATGACTGTAGTCTGGATTCCTCGTGAAATACCTGTCTTGGGATCCAGACGTTAGCATCTGTATTCTACCAGCCATTACTAATATAACTACCTAAAATTTTAAACCGGCTAAACCACTCTCAAATCTGAGAACGTTGTAATTTAGAGCGTACACCCGTGTGTTATTGTAATCCGTTGTGGTTAATGGATCAATCTCAATTGTAAACAGTTTATGAGCTATACGACTCATATTCACCTGCCCCGTTGGATAGTAAACCTCCGGTTGTAAGGAGAACGAATACATACCAAATTTAGAGGTGCTAGAAGCTTGTGGGGCGTTTATATGATGTTTGAGAGGTTGTTCGTACGTCAGGAATAGATTATTCCTATTGAAGACAACTTCATTATTGAACCGAAGTTCGGCATTAGTAATAGTATTGTACTGATTTGGATAGTTATTTTGAACCGAATCCTCTGATTGTGATACAAAGAAGAGTTCTTTGACTGGGTGTGAAAACTTCAACATCACAGACTTCTTCTTTTCACCAGGGTCCATTTTGAACTTGGCAATTTGAAGTTGGGTGATGACATAATCAATTGGTCTAGATACCAGAAACCCCTTCTCATCATCGGTTAAATAGACAAACTCCGTATCAAGTGCAAACTTCTTTATAGAAGCGTTTATGGTTTCGGGTGCACCGTAGTGAATAAGTTCCCTCAGGGGTCTCGTCTTGATTCTAACCTCTACAATCTGTTTAGTAAGAGCGCATGTGGGTATAGATAGACTGGGATTCCTATAGAAATAGAATGGTAGATCCAAGAAGTATGAGTATTCTCCAGTATAGGAAAGAATGTTTCCATGTCCATTCAAGAAGTATAGGGTTTGCTCAATATCATCATTTGTACTGTGAAGCTGTTGATACATGTAAATGTACTCCCCTGTAATCTTTTCAACCAATTGACCTCCAATTACAAGCTCTGCATAGTCAATCATATGTGTTATGATTGATTTAGACCACACATTGGTACTAGGATTTGGGTTAGTCAGGGTAACTTTGAGGTTGAAATTCTTTATGAGATCCCCCTTGTCATTAGGAACCCTACATGTGAGAAGACTACCAAAATCTATTTTCCCATCAAACTGACTCTCTACATAGTCAAAGGAAAACTTTGTATGTCTCTTAAAATTCATCAGGAAATATGAAAACTGTGGTTCACCAGTTAACCACTGATCTTGGATTCCTGTTGTAGCAAGTCTTAACCGACCAGCCATTCCTACTGTATATGAGTAAAATTTTGGTAAATAAAACGAAACGCTATACTAGAATGAATCTTCAGTTGAGGAAGTTCAAACCTGAGACAATCAGTGATGACCGGGTTTGTGTGTTCATTGGGAAACGTAATACAGGTAAATCAACCCTCGTTAAAGATATTATGTTCCACAAAAAACACCTCCCGGCGGGGATAGTGTTGTCTGGAACAGAAGAGGGTAACCATTTCTATTCAGACTTTATCCCAGATTTATTCATTTATGGAGACTATGACAGAGAGGCAATAGAAAGAGTTATGTCTCGACAGAGAAAGTTGGTCGGTGCGGGTAAAACCAATTGCGGAGCTTTCATGCTTTTAGACGACTGTATGTATGACTCAAAATTCCTTAAAGACACATGTATAAGACAATGCTTTATGAACGGCCGTCACTGGAAGATATTCTTTATGCTCACGATGCAGTACGTAATGGATTTACCACCCGCGCTGCGTGCTAATGTTGATTATGTCTTCATTTTGAGAGAGAACATCATTCAAAACCGAGAAAAGCTCTATAAATCCTTCTTTGGTATCTTTCCCTCGTTTGACATGTTTTGTAAGGTAATGGATGCTTGTACTGAAAATTATGAGTGCCTCGTGTTAGACAATACAGTAAAGTCTAACAAGATCCAGGATTGTGTTTTTTGGTACAAAGCAACTGTTAGGAAGGGTTTCAAGGTTGGTAGCCCTCAATTATGGAACATGCATAAGAAGATGTATAATCCAAAACATACTAATCAAGCGGAGCAGGATGCTAAAAAGGCGACGAAGAAAACCAAACTTACGATTACTAAAAAGAAATAGCGCGTCACTAGAACTTTAAGAAAACATAGGAATATATTAACATGGCTTCTGATCACGTCCCCACTATGAACCTCTTTGATGATGGCGAGGGTATGGTGCCATTACAGACACAAGATAAACCTTCTACAGCGTTTAAACCACCTGAAAAAAATATGAGTACAAATAAAGACACTATGGACTCTACTCCTATTAATGATATTATGATGGAGCCCCCCGCGCTTACCGAGGACCCCAGGGTACAGGGTGTTATGCCCCAAATGGTTGCTGCCCAACCCCAAGCTGCTTACCCCGCCCCCACCAAGGCTAAGGAGGAGGCTCCTGAGAGCAAAAACCCTCTCAACCTCACCGATGATCAGCTTACTGCCCTCATCGTAGCCGCTTGTACTGCCATTGCTGTCAGCAAGCCCATTCAGGATCGTCTTGCGACTTCTATCCCCAAGTTCCTTAACGAACAAGGGGGTAGAAGTATGGTTGGTTTAGCCACTACTGGCGCTGTGGCTGCTATTATCTTCTTCTTTGCGAAGAGCTACATCATCAAGGCTTAAGCCTGCATCATGTTGTTATAGATCGAGTTATCTATGCCAGTGAAGTAGGTGATTAAAGCACCACCAATGAAAGCACCAGCTAAAACAGCGTTTAACTCCAAATGCTTCCTTCTATCGCTCTTATGAAAATTCCTGACAGTATCCTTGGAGCGCTTCCACCATTCGTTAATAGCGAAGGTGATGATGAGCGCGAAAAGGGTCGTCATGGCAAAGAAAGAACGATCGACTGCAAGACGGGGAATGTCACCGACGATGGCGCGAGCGGCGTTAGGAATGATAACAGTTAAGAAGATGAGGTTAGTGTAGTAGTTATCAGTGTGCTTGGGGACTTGTGTAACGGCGTAGAACACAACCCAAGAAAAAATCGCTGCTAAGAGATCATTAACAGGAGTTTGCATTTATCATATTACGAGATTTTATTTATCCTGAATGTATTGACCACAGAATTTGGTCTTGTCTGGCAATCTATTGTAAATCCCTATAGATTCACATATCCCTCTCAACTCCATAAAGTTGTTCCAGAAGTTCTCGGAATGGGTCCATTCAGGTACCGTACTGTGAGCAAGCTCATGTATTAAAACATGCATAATCTCATTGACATCACCATCTATACATATAGTTATATCAGCCCCTTTGTTGACGTTGTAACCCACAGTTCCAGACATCATCTTAAGCGCCGTCAGGGGTATGGGGTCTACCAACATACTAAACTTCTCATTGTTCGTTTTCTTGAGGTGTTCTCTGAGAACACGATACCTCCTCTTCACTTCAG